GTCCTACTGCCGCTTCGGGTGTGGGCGAAGGTCCGATCCAGGCCAACCTGACCTCCACCGTGTCGGGTGATGCCGCCACCAAGATTTACTTCTCTGGTGGTACCCAAGCCTTCGGTACTAATCCTTTCATCACCGCTACTGGCGCTGCCGGTGTGTCGGGTGGTGTGCTCTACTACGCCGCTACCACTGGCACCACCCTGAAGGTGTTCGCTAAGGGCGCTGCTAACGACACCAGCACCTCTGGTGGTATCTACATCTCTGATGCTGATTCCGCTGCGGGTCGCACTGGTTACCTCGTCGTTGAAGTCTGCTACGTGCAGCCTGATGACGCTCCTGGTTACGAAGATATTGACGGCTATCTTCTCGGTCGTACTGTCAGCTGATTGCGTTAAACTGGGATCAGAAAATTACTGATCCCTATGCTTTATCAGCACAGAAAGACCGGAGCCCGTGTCAAAATTGTAAGCGAATGGGATAACGGCGACTGGTACATGGTTGAAGACCAGGACGGTCGCCTTTATACCGCTTACAAAAATGAGTTGTCTCCTGATGAAGATGCCACCAAAAAGGTGAAAACTCTTCAGATTAAAGACAAAGCTGCAAACGAAGATCCACGCAGCTTTCCTCCCGACACGCGCCTTAATATCAATTCAGCCACCGCCCAAATGATCGCAGATCACATCAAGGGTATTGGTTTGAAGACTGCCCGAGAAATCAAAGATCTTCAAATGTCCTTATCGGGTGAGAGGTTCAATTCTCTGGAGCAATTAAGGCAAATCAAACGTGTTGATTGGGATGCAGTTCTTTCTGCAAACCTGGTACGTGTCTAAAGCTCATCTCCAACTCAAGGCCCCTGGGAAACCAGGGGTTTTGTTGTTTTAAAATAAGAAATAAAAAGATAATGGCTGGCTTTATTCCTGCTGGTGTTGTTGCTACAGCAAAGGAAGATCCGTTTCCCAGAACAGGGGACCATCTTGACCTTCGTTTTTATCCTCAATTTGGAAAAAATAAAGGTCGCGCAATTAATCCAGAATCAATCAGAACGGTAGCCCAAAATATTTTAATTGGACAAGATAAAGTCCCTTTGGTACAACAAACTAAAGGCGGATGGAAATGGAATTTTCCTATTACTTCTCGCTTTGGTCCACGCACTGCACCAACCGCAGGTGCATCTAGTTTTCACCAGGGCATTGACATTGGTGTAGGAGCAGGAACTCCTATTGCTTACAAGGGATATGGAAGCTATCGACCTGATCACGGCTTTGGGTCTTTAATGGTTTCAGATCCGCAGGGAAATCCATACGAAATTAGATTACTTCATACGCGACCCGGTAAAGCTGCTGCCGTTGGATCGACTGCTGTACCAACAGCTCCTGTTCTCCCCGGCGCACCAGCTACCACGCAAACCAATACAAATGATCAAAGAACCAGGGATATTGTTGAAGCTTTTGTTTATGGCACCCAATATCAACAACCAAAAGAAAAAGAACCAAGCTTGAAAGATGCATTGCTTGCTGGTGTAATGCAACAAGCATTTACACCGCAACGTTCTTTTCTTTCTCGCTTTATTCAACAAGAGCCGTATTTGCAGGGGCAAGGTGCTGCAACTGCAGATTATCTGAGTGGATTATTGGGTTGATTTTTTTAATTTATAATGAATTGATAACAGGAATAAGCCGTGCAGCTTTCTGACTTTGATAAAAGTAGGGTCAGGTATCACCTGGGTTATTTTACTGTTTCTGTGCCAGCGGGTGATTACGCCCGTTTGGAAGAAGCACTGAATACCGTACCTGATTCCTATTTTTACGACAAGATTATTATTCAGCTAGGCCGTTGTGATACGGCTGAAAAAAAGACAGAGGTTGCCACTTCGCCTTCTACTCGTCTTGAAAGCATTGCTGGTGACGTTGACCGTACGATTCGTTCTAGCAATGCTAGGGAAGCGCTCAAGGTCTGGGACGAAATTTATCTTTACGAAACCAATCGTCTAGCTAACATCCTTTACGTTCCAAACTACAAAGATCCCTTCCAGGCGCGTTACCGTTACGAACGCTCTGGCGCTGAATTTATTCAGGCTTTACCTGGTCCTGCTGATACCGCTGTCGGCTCTCGTATTTATCTTCGTGAGGTGTGCCGATAATGTGGGGTCTTTTTGGTCGTGTTGGTAGCCTGCTTGCCCCATTAGGGAAAGCATCTGCGCGTAACATTCCACAAGCATTACGGAGTCCAGGGAAAATTAGTTTGGGTTCTTTGTTATCTGGCGGCCTTGCCGGAGCGTCTAACGTTGATTTTTTGATACAAGGATCAAACGTTTTACAGCAGCCACTAAAAAATATCTTTGGTATCCCAACAACAGGCGATTACTTGCGTCAGTGGGAAAAACAAGAACTTGCAAAACGCCGTCCTGTGGGAACGCTGGCAACATTAAATGGAAACGAAGTTGAATGGCGTGGTCCAGACCTTGGCTGGCAAAGAACCTATAGTGATGTTCGTCAGCCTCCTCCAGGGGCGGCGGACCAACCACTGACCGGTTTTTCTGGTGCAGTGCAAGCCGGACAAGCGACACCTCCTGCTGCACCTCCTCCACCAGGGGCAGCGGTGATGTCAAACGGGGCCGGTGTTCCCGCACAACGTCAAAATGTTCTTAACCGCTCACTGTCTCAGGAAGTACTTAATGCTGCTCAGCAGTACGCTGCTCCTACAAGTGTCCCTCTTTCTTCCTTCTATGAGGGCCAGCAGCAATTGGGTAGGAGCATGATACAGAAAGGAAACCTGGTGAGCGAACTCCAAGCCCTGGGTGGTGCAGCTGGAATGACTCCGGAGAATCTTCAGAAGTGGGCTCAGGCCAATCCGGAGCTTGCTTACCGGGAGATGTTGCGATTAAAGGGGAGGCAGTAACAGTGAGTAAACCACGCGTTGGCATTCTTCCCCATGAAGAACGCATGGCAATTATCCAAGGCGCCAGGAAACTGGGCCTGGATCCCTACGAATTTGGTGCATTTTTGTCCCTGGAATCAGGGCCAAATATGGACCCGAATATCGTGGGTGGCGCCGGTGGTCGCCATAGAGGTTTAATCCAGTTCGGTCAAAATGAACAACGCCTTTATGGGATTGAAGGACCGCAAACACGTGCTGGTCAAATGCCAAAAGTTATGCAGTACTTTGCAGACCGTGGCTTTAAACCTGGCATGGGTATTGCTCGTGCGTATGCAACTGTTCTGGGTGGAAATCCAAATGTTTCTTTAAATGCCAAAGATTCTTTTGGAACATCCGTTTCTGGTGCGCTTTCTCGTTTTCGGAAAGGTGGTGATCTTTACGCCAATGCACGACGAGTGTTAGGCGATATTCCACAAGACGGTGGAATGCTTGCACAAGCACCTAGACCGCCTGCTCCTGCACCAGCGCAAGCCCAACCTCCTGCTCCAGTTTCTTCTGTGCTATCTGGAATCCTGGGTGTTGATCTAGGACGATCTGAGGAAAAGAAATCTCTTTCTCAGATGTTTGTTCAGACTGCATTACAGAATTTATTGCCGGGCGGTGGACTCATTCCAACTCTCTTTGGGGCTATGCGATAGATGGCACGTTTTGCTGATTACGTCGATACAGATTATTTGCCGGGTGATGTACGAAGGGGCGCCTATGGGGACGCCCCTATTTCTTCCATTTTGGAATCTGAGTTAAGTAAGCAGATTAAATTCAGACCTAGATCAGATATCGCCGGAAAATACCTTGAAGAATTTTATGCGCTTTCTCAAAATCCTTCTGGGTTTGCGCAAAGGGAAATGAAGCTTCCTGCCGACTTTGTGGCATTTGCCCAAATGGTTAGTTGATTTCATTTATAATGGGAGAAAACATAGGTAAAAATAGTGGCGTCAACATCCACAAATAAACAGCCTGTATTTAGTGATCGCCCGTTATTTGACTCTGTACGGGTTACCACTCAAACAGTTGGTAGTTCTTCTAGCAATACTTTGTTTGTTCAGGGTGGCCAAGCCCCGTCCATCCTGGTTGATATGGACGCTGAATTAAGCGAAGACAATAACAATGGTGGAGTTGTTGATTCCATTACTATTGTCCGCAACGACAAATATCGTGACCCGGATTACACAATTAGTTCTGGTACGTCTGGCACTGTAATTTCTCTTAGCAGCGGCCAGATTGTTTTCATTCAAAATACTGGTGTTCTTGGTACCGCTCCTATGAGCGGCTACGGTTATTACACATATACCGGTGCAACTACACTGACAGGTGTTAATACCAGTCTTGTGTTTTCTGGTGCTAGTGGTTTTGCTTACAACGGCTCTAACTACGGTTATCAGCCAGCAGTAACCTTTGTGTTTTACCACACCCGTGGTACAACCACTCCAATTCCTGGTAGTGGTGACTACCGTGTTCTGTTCTCTAAAACAATCCCTGCCAACAGTGGTCAAGTTGATTGTGCTGATGCAATGCCTCAACTTGCCTATCCCATGCCACAGGCTGGTAACACAACAGGTTTAGGTACTACGGCACCTTTGCGTAACAAGGGTATCTACCTGGAGCGAGGCGACCGCATTTACGTTGGTGTTTTCCCTGACGGTCCGAATATTTCTGGTTACACCCCAGGTGCTCACGTTTATGCACAGGGTGGTTTCTTCTAAAGATGAAGCCAAAAACCGGGGATGCTTTTGGATCTTTTGGTCAAGCAATAGATAAAGATCCATTTCGCCTGACACCGATTCGTACTGAATTTTCTAAAGGCGGCGTCCCTGATTCAATTACCACCGCCAACAGGGAATCAGCCTGGTCTCGTTGGCGCCGTGGTTATGAACTTGCCACAGCAAACGTTTACGACAACGACTTTTCTTATCCGTTTAAATATACAATTCCTGTTTCTAGTACAACTTCCGGCTCTGTTGAGAACCCACAACCAACAGTTTCTGGTGCTTTTGTAGGCTTTCCTACAAAAGATAAAGAGCTTGGAATGCATTGGGCTGGCTGGCGCTATGCAGGTTCCTTGCGTTGTGACAAAATCACAGACCCTGTATCTCTCCAGAAACTATTTATTGAATCGGTTACAGAAGATGCAGATTACTGGTATGTAAAACTTGCCGGTACCTGGAGCGCATCCAACCGTCTTCCTCCTCCTTTCTTTGTTCAGATTGGCGGCGGTCCTTTTGGCATCACTCCCATTACAACTGAGATTCTTGAAGATCGTGTAATTACGCAAGACGGGCCAATCATTAATGCCGACACGATTAATCCAGCGACACAAAAACGTTATGGCTATGTCCAGGCCGTGCTTGTGAACACCGGTTCAACGACGGGAATTCTGAAGTTTCGCAAGGCAGGTTCTGTTTATGTTTCACCGGACAAAGAGCTTTTAACTCCATCTCCCGTAGGCTTTACACCAGGGAGATTTTTAATTACTGGTGCGCGTTTTTGTTGTTCTTGCCAAGATTTTACGCGTCGTGATTATGCGTTTACTGAAATAGGGGGAGATACAACAAAGAAAGTTTTCCCGCGTACAGGGATTGCAAATATTAAACCAGGAAGAAATGAGATCACAACACTGAGTGGCACGGTAGACAACAGTGCTATGACCAGTGCAAAAGTCAATAGACGTATGACGGTTTACGCTCCATCAGGCTATCCAGTGTCCCTGGGGCAGGGTGGATCAGTCCAAGAGGGACAGAATGTTAACCGTGATAATCCTGGCGTCTATAGAGACTTTGGTGCAATTTATTTAAGAAAAACATCAACGCCAGCAGAACCATCCTTGCCGGGATCTGCGGCAGAAAGTATGCCAGGCTATGACGATTACAGTTCAGCCAATGGAAAAATTACTGCTATTAGTGACAACTGGACACCGCTTTTGGATGAGTTTAGATACTGCAAACACATCTATGCACTCAAGTTTAAAGACGGAACGTTTCCACCAGAGCCATCCGATTTTCCTGTAGGCATCGGATCGATGGCAGCCTGGGAGCAGAAGTTAGTAGATCAAACGGAATCCGATCAGCTTGAATCACGTGCGGCAATGATGACACGCAAAACATTGTCAAAGATGGATGTACCGCCATACAACTGTCAATCGCCAATGATGATGCCAATGATGCAAAAGCTTTTTAATATTCCAGCTGATTTAGTTGTCATGGAAAATTTTGTCATGATTGATAAGGATGGTAATGAATATGTTCCAAGTCTTGATCAAAAACCTGCGTCATGAAAAAGGCCACTTGCGTGGCCTGTGTGCTTCAGTTAATTTTTGCTAGTTCTTTTTGAACTGCTTTTACGTTCCAGCGATACGTGTCCCTGGAGCGAGTTTCCGGAAATGCGGCGTAGTGCGGACCGAGCTTGAGAGTGCCGTTATCCCTGTACTTGAACAGGGTTCGCTTGTCAATCCCCAAAAGCTCTTCTGCTTTTTGGACGGACACCCACTGAGACTGCGCTGCCATTGAAAGAATGTGGCTACACAATTAAGGTAACGGCCTCACCACGTCCAGCCATGAATTGTAATATGTTTTAATCTTTTTATATTTCAAGGAAATATGGGCAAATTAAAATAAGGTAACGACAATAAATCTATGTTCAACAGCGAGCAAGATCCTCTCGCCCTGCTAATTGAACTAACACCTAAACTTGCAAAGAAACGCTACCGCCAATCAATTTATGAAGCCTGGGACTACAGGTGTGCTTATTGTGAAGATGAAGCAACATCCCTGGATCACGTAGTCCCAAGATTTCGTTCTGGTTCAAGTAATCGAAACAATCTTGTTCCTGCTTGCCGTCGTTGCAATACTTCTAAGGCAAGCAGTAAAGTTCAGGAATGGTATGAAAAACAAGAGTTTTTTACTCAGGCTAAAATGGATAGAATTGATGCTTGGGTAAAACAAGAACCCATTGATATTTTTGTTTATCAAGTAAATTCTTTCGGTTTGGCAAGTTAACATGACCATTTCATACGACATTCAAACAAAAAAGTGGACACTAGAAAACAAAACAAAAAAGGAACTTAAAGAGGTTAATTACCCAAACACGAATTATTACTTAAATGTTTATATGACGCGAGGCGTTGTTACAAGCGCAAATATAAGTACTTACCAAGATCCAAAAGCAACAAAATCTGGAGCTGTAACAGGACCTTTAGAGGCAAATCTTTGGGATAGAGTTGGAGGCGATGTTCAAAATGTTGCATTCCGAGGAGCAAATTCTAATGGTTATATATACCAAGCAATGGAAAAATATATACGTGAAGCTAGTGGCGTTAAAGACGCTTATGATGTTGCCGCAAATAATGACAAAATTAATAAAGAAATTATTGAACCATACAACACAGAAGTAGATAAATACAATAATTCCATTCCAACCATCAAATCTGTTATTGGATCTACGCAAGGTGGCGATTATGTCCAGCAACGTGACACGTTAAGGAAGCTAGGTATAGACGGACTAGAAGAGCAATTTAAAAATTTTTATAGAACAGAAAAACTACAAACCTGGGATACGGCACTAGGATCCAAGCCTCCTTACGGAGATTTTGATCCGGATTATTACAAAACTTCAAATCCTACAGTTGCAGCAGACTGGCAAAAGTATGTTGATAATGACGATATTGATGTCACAGAGCGTTATGGCGAAGAAGGATTTTATTTAAGTCATTACACAAATACAGGCAAAGCATCTGGCCTCAGGGGTAATGCTGCTGAAGAAAAAGAACATGTTAATCAATACATCGAAAAGAAACCAACAGACGACGATATTCAAGCAGTGAGAGATAAGCAACTTGGCGTAGATAATCAAAGTTATGTTGACAGGATTATTGGAATTCCAGAAGTTGCAGCTGAGTGGGAAAAAGCAAAAGAAGGAGATGAATATTGGTCTCAATTAGCAAAAGAAAATTATTTAGACCCAAGTGAAAAAGACGAATTTGTTGTTCTTTTTCGCCTTTCAGACCGAGATCAAGACAAACAAGTTAATCTTGCTTACAACGTGAATGCGGGCGCTTCTACTGGCATTACAGATCTTGAAGACGCAATCAATGAAGCTGTTGGCGAGAAAGCAATTATTGACGTTAAAAAATTTGGTGCTTTAACTCAAAATGTACTAAAAGATGCTGTCGCCAAAATTAAAGAAGCAAAAGCAAAAGAAGCAATGTTTGATATTTTTGGTGGACTTGGTACATTTAGCGAAATCATGGGTGTTAACGAGACAATTTCAAATTCGCTTCTGGGAGATACAGGTATAGGTGGAATGCTTGGTTTTATTAGCAATAAAGACGTAAGTGAAGACCTGGAAACAAGCCTGAGTAAGTTGACGGGAGTTGGGAATGCAGTTAGTTATAACTGGCAGAAGTGGTTTGACGATGAGCTTAAAACCAAATATTCCACGGATTTAGAGCTTGGATATACCGTTGATGAGGTTGAAAAAAAAGTACAGATAGATGCTGATTTTGCTAAAGAATTTATTAATAAATACTTGGTGCCACGTTTTGATACGTCTCGTTCAATGGATGAATTCGTCGAATATTTGGATGTTCGGCAAGAAGAGCAGAACCCCTTCCAGACGCAGGACATGCTGAATGCGGTTACACAGGTTGCCCAATTAAGGGCTCAGGCTTACCTTGATGAGCTTAAAAGAACTGACGATAAATATTTTGACCCTGACTTTTATTTCAATCCAACAGGCAATACCTATTTAGAAAAAGATTACACAACTCAAGCGGAAACAGTTGCAAAAGATTGGGAGGATGCTAAAAACGGCGATGAATATTGGGCATCGCAAGCATACCGCTATGGTGTTGATTTAAATGACAAAGCTGCTTTTGCCAAGCTGCATTATCAAGTTAAAGGTTTTAAAGAAGGATACGATGGCGCCAAGGACATTTTGACAGCCGGTGCTGTAAATTCATATATTTTTAGCGATATTCTTCCGGCGCTTAAAGATGAAGCTTTGGAATCTGCAACTGTATTCGGTCAATTTATTACACCAGATGAATTTGCGGATGAAGTTTTAAAGGGAGTGGATCCAAATGATAACGAACAAATGAAAGAAATTCTTGAACGTTACGGTTTAACAGATTTTAAAGGTACTATTGATGACTTAAAGGACTATATCAAGGAGGTGTTGCAAACTGGATCGGCTACACGTATTAGACAAGAAATTAAATATCTTAATGAGCGCAATAAAAAACCAACACAAAAACGACTTGGCTTGACATACATTGAAAGAGAAGAGGATTACAAAAGTGGAGAAGCAAAAACAGAAACAGCTTTATACAAAATGTTTAGGGATGCCGGATACAAAGGCGATGAAGATGAGTTTTACGAGGAGTTATTTCCAGACGTAGATAGAAGCGAGCAGGAAATGTTAACCAAAGCCGGTACAGGAGAAAAGTTTAGTTTTTCAGGATTTGATTTTAGTGATCCCTATGCACAGCTGAGCAGCGTCTCCAGTCTTTTCCCGGAAGATGACGAAGATGTATTTACAACAACTAAAAAATCAACTGGATTTTTTAGCTTAGACTCAGATGATGAGGAAGAATACATTCCCAATTACAAATCAAAATCAGGCGAGCAAATCCTTGGAGAATTTACCTCTTTCTTTAAATAATTGACATGTCTGAAAAAGCAAAAAAAGCAGCTGCTGCTTCTAAGCGTTATCAAAAATCTGAAATGGCTTGTAATAAGCCACAAAAAACTCCTGGTCATCCCACCAAAAGTCATATTGTTAAAGCCTGTGAAGGTGGCCAGGAAAAAATCATCCGTTTTGGCCAGCAGGGAGTCCAGGGCAGTCCAAAGAAGGAAGGTGAATCAGAGTCATACCGGAAACGTCGTGAGTCCTTCAAAGCACGCCATGCATCAAATATTAAAAAAGGCAAAATGTCTGCAGCATACTGGGCCGACCGCGTGAAGTGGATGATCTTAAGTGGTATAGTTCTCTCAGATGCTTTAATACAGTGCCTGCTGCACGCTGGAACTATGTTGACGTAATTTGCACAATATGCTCAATCTCTTCAAAAATACGAATAGATCAGTTCAATAGAAAAGGCAAGGAATGGACGTGTCGATCTTGCGCTTTTAAAGGTCGCAAATTAAACATAAAAAACAGATCGCCCAAATACGATCCAGAAAAAGTAGGCGCTTGGAAAAGTTATTGTAGAGCAAAAAAACGTGTACAAGAAAACCATGCAAATGCGTATGGACACGTTGAGTTTCGATTTAAAAATTTTGAAGAGTTTTGGGAAGAGTTGGGAAAGCGTCCAGAAGGGAAAAGTTTAGATCGGATTGATCCCTGGGGGCACTATGAAAAGGGGAACGTTAGGTGGGCCACTCACGTTGAACAATGTAACAACAGGCGACGGCACCACCCAGACCGCGTAAAGTGGTGATGCCTGCTTTTGTTCCATGGCAAAACCCAAGTCAACCACAATCCGAATCGAAGCCAAGCCCAAGCTCACCCGCCAAGGCCAAGGCCGTAACTCCAAGCCCAGCCACGGTCGAAAGTTAAGTCGCGGCCAAGGGAAATAAATTAGTTATAGTGGGGACATTAATTAGTGTCCCCACATGAAAAACAATAAGCAAGCAATTCAGCTTATTTGTAAATATGAGGGGTACAGCGAATCTGCATACCCTGATCCAGAAACCGGGGGCGCTCCATATACCATTGGGTATGGCACCCAGGTTTATCCAGATGGTGTTCCTGTGTGTGCAGGACAAAAATGCACAAAGCAAAAAGCGCTGCAATATTTAGCACATGAACTTGAAATTATTGACAAGAAATTAGATACGATTAATTTAATCTTGGACGCCTCTATGCGTGAGGCTCTCATTTCTTTTATTCATTCCATTGGCTGGCAATCTTTCTTGTACAGCGAGTTGATTGATTGCATTGCTAATGAAAATTGGTATGGTGTTGCAGCCGAAATTTCTCGATGGATCTTTGATGAAAACTATCGTGTTATTGGAAGTTTGATTGATCGACGCAGAGAGGAGATCAAACTTTTTCTTGCAGAAGTAAACAGCTGTCCCTGGAGTTCCACAGCAGTTCTTCTTAAAGCTTTCCGGGATTACACAGCTGCTCCGCATCAGGTAAAAGCAATTAGACACCTGGAAGAAGCCATCAATCCTTACGTCTTGGCTGACTTTGCCAACAACTACAGCCTGGAAGAAGATCCTTGGGAATTAACCGAAGCTGAAGAAAAAGCTGTATTCGCTGAAGACTGGGAGTAGAATAAAATCACCAAAGATTGGTCACTGTGATGGAGAGGTCTGTTACGCCCAAAGAATTTGAGCTTCCCCTGGAGCTTCAGTTCTCTATGCGTAAAGCAGAACTCCAAGCCCAAGAAATGACTTGGGAAGAGCTGCATGCCGCATTACTGAATCTCTACTACCAGCGGATGATGGAATGGCAAGCAGTTAAGGAAATTCTGGCAGACGAAAATATTCAATTGGATTTTGATGTTCCAACTGATCTTGAACTAGCAGAACTCGCCGCCGCCTGCATGGCAGACGACGACGAAGATGATGACGAACTACAACCGTTCTAGTTTTCGTCTAACGCAATAAGGCGATCCAGATACCACCGAGCTTTCTTCAGGGATTCTGTACCGCCTTTATGGCGCTCACGCCAAATATATTTAATACAGTTGCCTTTGCAATAACCACGGAATTCTTCGTCGGTTAAAGCAGCTTCAATTGCTTCAATACATTCAATTGCTCCATCAACGTAGTGCGATGGATGATTCACCGTATCTTCTTGGAGCACAGGGCGTTCAGGAATCGTTGCCCATGGTACAGGGCAAACGCCACCAGGACAATCTTGGATGTCTACCGGATCAAACCACGGCGTCGTTTCGACTCCATTACCGCTGCTGTGGCGTCCGCTGGGGGCAGATCCACCAGCTTCTGCTTCGGCATTGGAAGCGTCCCTGGGTACATCCCCGCCTCTTCCACGCTCGGAATATAGCCCGTCTTCCCGGGACGCTCCATCCCCTCCAGCTGTAAATTCTGCCGTTCCAGACCTTGTTCGCATGCAACCAATCCGCGATTGTACATATCGTACAGCGGAACATCGTTCTCTGCGTTGTCTAATGGAGCGCCAAAATCTTCTAAAGACAGACAACGACACTTAACTTCGTCTTGCACGAAGCTATCTAAAAATCCTGCTGCGCCGTGCATGGAATATAAGTGGTTTATATATCTTCAACTACAATATTATCATGGCAAATGTGTACAGATCTACTTACGACAGCCGCCAGCAATCCGGTACATCCGGTGCGGAAGTTTCTGATTTACGTCCTGAACAGGCGTATGACACAGACATGCGACGGGTTGACGAAGAGGCGCGTGATTCCGTTGAAGGAATTAACGATGATCAGGGCCGTGTTGCAAAGTTTTTAAAATCAGCAAAAGCCGCTGGCAAATACAAAGTAAAAGCTTCTATTGACGAGCCGACTATTAAAGGAAAAACACCGAGAACGGAAGCGAACATCGATGGTTCTGCGCTCCCGAGTCTCGGTGATACCTTTGGAAGAGGCGGTGGAACTAATTACGCCAACAAACCTCTTTCTAATTTTGGCTCACCGTTTTAAGCCTTAGAAAAGACAACTTCTTTTTCCTGGTTTTGATACTTACCTTTACGGTCTTGGTAAGTAACTTCACAGGGATTACCACGATAAAACAGAAGTTGGGTGATGCCCTCGTCTGCATAAATACGATTGAACAGCCCTGTGCAGTTACTGATTTCCAGGGTTAGATAACCTTCCCATCCAGATTCTGCAGGGGTAATGTTTACCAGGATTCCAGAACGGGCGTAGGTTGATTTACCGACTGCAACCACGGTCACATCACGGGGAAGCTTTAACCGTTCCTGGGCCACACCAAGACAATAACCGTATGGAGGCAGAAGGAAATATTGCCCTTTCTCATCCTCCAGTAATTCGGCAGGCTTCAGAATTTCTGGATCAAAATTTTTGGGGTCGCAATCACCAGCTTGTACCTTGCCAAAAATTAAGCATTGTTTTGGCGAGAGGCGAATGTCATAGCCATAAGAACTCAAACCATAACTGAGAATTTTTTTGTTGTCTTTTTGGCTGATTAAACGATCAGAAAAAGGAGTAATCATCTCCTCTTCTTCTGCAAGTTTTTTGATTTCCCAATCGGCCAGGACAGACATGATTTTCAGCAATCCAAATCAGTATAGGGAATTACACCAGGACTCGACCACGAGAGGAATAAATTTTAAGAAATTTTTCCGTGGCTTCTGCGCAGTTGTCTTTTGGCTGGAGATAAACCAAGAACGAGGTACAGGTCCTGTGGTATCCAATTCCTTTACTTGTGTTTTTTAGCAAAGAAGGAGCAGTCTTCAGGATGCAGACCGGGAAATCAAACAGTTTTTGTTCGTAACGAAACATGTCGGGACAGTTGCTAAAATACAAGCCCTGTTCAATTTCACCACTCCACCAAGCTTTATAAAGTTTTCGGAACCATACAGCGTGTGAAGATGTCAAGGTTGGGGATGAAGCCCTTGTTTTTTTCCAGCGTTCATTCCTTTCATCCCAGAAGTACGCCCCACTTGGCGGAAACAAGTAAACACGTCCGAACCACTGTTGTGCATTTAAACCATCGTCACTTGGAGTAAAAAAGGTTTCTGCATTTACATGGTCATTTGCAATTTTGGAACTTGCTGGATCCAGTTGAATGCCACCAAGTAATTCGCTAGCGCAAGCAATCAGGTCATAATTAGTGATCAATTCAAAATCTTCATTGCTGCTTTTGTAGATGTCTTGTAGTCCCATTACCTTTCAGAAGCCTGGTTGTAATCAATTTCAAAATATCGGATACCTTCTTCGTCGTTAATGACGTATCCAGCTTTTTCTACTGGATCAATTTTTTGCGCAGCTTGGAGAATCCGCCTAAAACTTTCTGCTAGGTCGCCATTATTCTCTCGTTCACACGATTCTTCTGCAGAATGAATTTCTTTGAGTGTCCAATAGAACATCGACCTTTCTTTGTTTTTTGGCTGAAAGACCATGACACCAGGGCCTTCTGCTTCCCACATTTTGCAGTAGTGTTCTCCCATGTCGCCAAGAATTAACTTGATGGTTGCATCAAGCATTTTGGCTTTTGTATCATCTAGCTCTGGACCAATTACCGAAGCAATTAATTTTTCCCGTCTATTCATTTTCTAATAAGTTTTGCCTGGATAGAGATTCTAATAGTTTTGGTAGTGGCTTGTAAATAACTACAAGCTTTCCTAAATTGCCTCTTTTTTTTACCAGTTTGCCTTTGTTGTCTTTTAACTTGTCAAACTCACCGGAACGAATAAGATATTCAGCGACGCAACGAAGCCTCCTTTTAAGCGGAAGTTCTGCCTGGGGAAATTTTCCACAGATTGTATCGGGCTGCATGTCTTTAAAAGCAAGCCGCAATCTATTGGCTAATGTCATGTTTGAATTGGCGTCTTCTTCTTCATAGGCACAAATATTTTCTAGATAGCGACGAAGGCAACCATCATCAAAAGACCCTTCGGGAGGAAGAAAATCCGCAATTTGTTTTACCAAAGAAAGCGGTAAAATTTCTTTGTGGTTTTTAATTGTTACGGATTTAATGTCAATCCCAGCGAGCCTATGTGTCATTTTCTAATTTTCCTGGGGTACTAGACCTGTATAGGCCCGAATGCTTCCAAAAATCTTGCTCTTGTGTTTTACGATTTTTGGCGAACGATTGAACCAATGCGTTCCATGGAATACGAATTATAGCTTTTTTCCCTGAGTCTGCGGCAACATTAACATAATGCACTCCTTCTTTCCATCCTTTATCGCCTTTATTCCTTCCAATTGCAATCCAATTTCTAATTGTTTGATCGGATATGTTTAGCCTTTTTGCGCATTCTTCTGTTGAAATGTATTCATCTGCGTACGCTTCTGGATTTAGCGCCAGGGATTCATCATTTTTGTAGTGGCTGTGCCAGATGGAATTAAGCACTGTCCTGATTCCCTTTAGCTCGCCCGCAATATCTTCAAGTCCTTTCCTTAATCCGTACTTCATTTCGCCCATGCATTTGTCAAAATGCTAGTGTATAAGAAAATTTTTTGCTGATAAATGGAAGCTCAACAAAATTTCCAGGGACTAGAACAATCACAGCCTGTGCCTCCCTCCGTACCTTCCTCGCCTTCCCTCCCGGAGCCACCCCTGACGCAGCCAGAGCTAACCCCTGAAATCCTGGCAGCTCTCAAAGCCAAGGCCAAGCAGGATGCTATTCAGCAGTACATGGAACAGCGTGCTGCTCTTGGAAATCAGCTCCAGCAACCACAGCCTCAATTCGCACCACCAAAAGTTGTTTATGTGCGTCGTAATTTAACGGTTGCAGAATTAATTCTTATTTTTGCATTGTCTTGTGGCAGTGTGCTAGGCATTCAAGCAGCCTGGAACTTTGCGTCTAATTTTCTGCCATCTATTGAAATCAAAGTGAAATGACCTAAATAAGGGTCGCCTATAATTCAATTTATAGGCTTTGTGGTTTAATAGGTGGCTAATAGGCGGATCACCGAGTTACCTGCTATTTCGTCGTCAAATATCAATGACGACGATCTTTTAATGGTTGTTGATATAGCAGAAGTTGATCCAGGTTTAAAAAATAAGAAGCTAACTTTTAACCAGACAAAGCAGTATTTAAATAATTATTACCTTCAATTAACAGGGGGATCACTTGGGGGTGATCTTAGTGTTGGAGGCAATCTTGCTGTTAGCGGCAATTTTACACCCCAAGTCATTAACGTTCTTGGAACGGGTACTCTTGCTTATTTAGTTGTAAACAGCGGAGCAACGTTTAATGCTCTTGTTAGTGGTACCACGTTTACGGGGCAGACGTTCCAGGCTGTAAACGTTAACTCTGCCACTGGAAATTTTAATAACTTAATTGTAGCCAATGAAACAATTGGCACCGGTACTTTTGTTCGTATTAATACGACAACAATTACAGGTGCGACGGGAAGCTTTGGCAGCCTTACCGGACAGACAATTACTGGCGCTACAGGATTCTTTTCAAGTCTTAGCGGAACCAATATTACCGGTGTAAATGGCACGTTTACAACACAGGTTTCCGGGGCGGTTGTTACTGGTGACGCAGGTCGATTTGCCAATGTAACTGGCGTAAGCGGCGTATTTACTACTCGGCTTTCTGGTGCAACGATTACCGGTGATGCCGGTCAGTTTGCAAATATTACCGGTGTAAGTGGAGTTTTTACAACTCGTTTATCTGGTGCAACAATCACCGGTGCTACCGGTTTATTTGCAAGTCTTACTGGCGTCAGCGGGTCGTTTACTCAGCTTTCGGGTACAACAATTACAGGTGCAACGGGATTATTTAATAACTTAACTGGAGTAAACGGGACTTTTACAACACAAGTTTCTGGCGCTGTTGTTACCGGTAACGTCGGTCAATTTACATCGGTCACAGGAACAACAGGTGTATTCACGGTTTCTGTCTCTGGAGCTGTTGTCACTGGAGACACTGGACGATTTACAAATATTACCGGCACCACTGGCGTATTCACGTCTCGTGTTTCTGGTTTAACCGTAACGGGTATTACTGGTTTATTCCAACGAATTGAAGCCCAGACTGGTGTTTTCACAAATACTATTTCTATTCCATCGATTGATACAACAGGCAACATTGTTGCTTCGGGTAATTTATCGATCAGTGGAAGCGGCACTATATCTCAATCACTGACCGTCAGTGGAACCATCTCTGGCGCAACAGTAACTGGTATTAGTGGCGTATTTGGTGATTTAACAGGCAGCCAAATTTTTGGCCTGAGTTTAATTTCTGGCGCAACAATTACAGGGGCTACAGGAAACCTTGGACGCGTTAATGTCACCACTGGTGTATTCACTTTTATCAGGGGAGCAACAATTACTGGAAACAGCATTAGCGGCACAACGGGTACATTTGTTTCCGGAGTATTTACTAATTTATCTGGAACAACTGTCACTGGAAATGTTGGCCGGTTTACCAGTGTTACTGGAGCAACTGGAGTATTTACTGATCTGCTTTCAGGTGCAACATTTACAGGGGCAACGGGAAACTTTACAAATGTAAATGCAGTCTCTGGGACATTTACAGATCGCGTATCAGGTGCTGTTATCACAGGTGACGCCGGTCGGTTTACAACGTTAACCGGAAGCACTGGTGTTTTTACTGGGACTTTATCAGGTACAAACGTTACCGGAAGCGCTGCTAACTTTACAAATATTACGGGAGTTGCAGGCACATTTACAAATACAGTATCAGGCGCAACCCTAACTGGAAACACAATCCTTGGTACAAGAGTTACTGGTGTTACAGGGGCGTTCACCTCTCAGCTTTCTGGTTTTAATATTGTTGGCGAAAATGCGACCATCAATTACATTACCGGTAGTACCCGAATTGAAAGTCCATTTGTTTCTGGTGCAATAGTAACAGGCAATATTGGACGTTTTGGAAATATTACAGGTGTAAGTGGAACATTTACTTCTCAAGTTTCTGGTACTTATATCACAGGATTGTTAATTGAAGCAGTAACTGTTACGGCAACAACCGGTAACTTTACAGTTGCAAACTTCACGGAAACCACAACCGGAAACAACCTTGTTAGCGGCAGCGGTATTTTTGGTAGCGGTGTTTTTACTACTGGTGTTATTTCGGGTGGTAATTACTACGCAAGTGGAAACGTTCTTGTTATTTCTGGCAGTGGAGACGTAAGGCCATATGGTCTTTACAGTTTTCCTAATACAACCGGAACATCTGGTTATTTTCTTTCCACAAATGGAGATGGAACAACTAGCTGGACATTAGTCACTAAAAATGAAACAACCGTTATTATTTCAGGCGATGTAACAGCTACATCAAATGCTTATCATGTTTTAATTAGTGGGGCTTCTGTCACTCTTCCTTTGTCGCCAGCTACTGGAATTTATGTCGGAATTGTAAACAGAAGCAATATAACAACAGGTCTTATTTTGAGAAACGGAAGTAATATAATGGGTATAGCTGATGACTTACAAGTAGACGATTTAAACGCTCGTTTTAGGTTGATCTACGTAAATCCGTCTCAAGGTTGGGTAATTGACTGATGGCCATTAAATACAGCACCTACGACTCTTCTAGCGGTAATAATTTTTCTTTAAATACAATTACTGGAATCAGCGGTACATTCACGTCGCGCATTTCTGGCGCAACGATTACGGGTGAAAATATTCAGGGAACCACGGGGAATTTTACATCTTTAACCGGAAATAGTATTAGCGGAATAAACATTGTTAGTGTTACTGGCAGTTTTACGTCTTTAACAGGTACTACAACACAGGGTACTACTGCATCATTTACTACCGGCACATTTACTTCTTTAACAGGCACCTCTATTACTGGTATTACTGTTAATGCAGCCACTGGTAATTTTACAAATGTAAATGGAACAACTATTTCCGGGCAATCTTATATTGCTTCAGGCAATGTAACGGTTATCACCGGAAGCGGAAACATCCGTCCCTATGGTTTGTATAGTTTTCCTGCAACAACAGGTACATCCGGAGATGCACTAACTACCAATAGTGATGGCACGACGAGTTGGACAAGTATAAATAATTTAAGTGGTGTTACGCAAACCGGGACACCTTTTGAAACAAGCCTTGGTTTTGAGGCCGGTTTAAATTCCACTGGAGTTAATAACACTTTTATTGGTTATCAAGCTGGTAAAGCCAATACAACAGGAACGGATAATGTTGCCATTGGTTATAAATCTTTTCTGAATGCGACCGGTAGTAACAATATTGCTATTGGATCAAATGCATTAAGCACGGCAACTGCCGCTAATCATAATATTGCAATTGGTGCCGACAGTTTAAGAAGCCAAACATCCGGAGTTCTTTTTAATGTTCCTAATCTTGCAATTGGTTATCAATCACTTTTTTCAAATACAACTGGAAGAGGCAATAATGGAATCGGTTATCAAACACTTTATTCAAATACAGTAGGAGGCACTAATACCGCTTTCGGTCATCGCGCATTAAATTCTAATACCACTGGACTAGATAACACCGCTATTGGCGCAGCAGCTTTACTGCTTTCTATTGTTTCAACTGGCAATACGGCAGTAGGTGCGTCTGCCATGGGAGTAGGCATTGCCAATGGTTCATCTAATACTGCTATTGGTGCTTATGCATTATATTTTAATACCACAGGAACGCTGAACGTTGCCGTTGGAAATAATGCACTAGATTCAAATACTATTGGAACCAGAAATGTTGCTGTTGGCGCAGATGCTTTAAGTTCTAATACAACGGGCGCCAATAACATAGCTATAGGTGTTTCTGGTTTAATTGGAAATACAACAGGCGCAAGTAATATTGGAATTGGCAACAATGCATTACTTGCAAATACAACAGGTACTGTAAACATTGCAATTGGCAGTAGTGCATTAGCTTCAAATACAACAGGAAGCAATAATATTGCTATTGGTCTTAATGCTCTTAGTGGCAGTACAGCAGGTGTTAACAATATTGGTATTGGTTCTGGCAGTTTAAACGCAACTGCGGGAACCAATAATATTGGCATTGGATCAGAAGCTTTAAAATCACATTCATCTAATTTTACAAATTCACCGTCTATTGCAATTGGCACTCAGGCACTCTTTTCTACAACATTTGGCTCTTCTAATCTTGGAATTGGCTATCAAGGTTTATACACAAATACAGTAGGAAACGATAATATTGCAATTGGCAATAATGCATTATTTGCAAATACAACAGGAAACAATAATATTGCTATTGGCGTAAATGCATTAACTTCAAATACCACAGGTACTGACAATATTGGCATTGGCGACGGTGCATTTGCTGTAAACACAATTGGCAGATTTAATGTTGCTATTGGCACAAATGCATTAGACGCAAATACAACAGGAAATAATAATGTAGCTGTTGGTTATTTTGCATTGAATACGTCTACAACAGGAGTTAATAACATTGCTGTTGGTGCAAGTAGTCTCGCAAACACTACTACTGGTGCTAACAATGTTGCGATTGGTCATTTAGCAGGTACTAGTACAACAGTTGGCAATGACAATGTTTCACTAGGCACTTATGCGTTATTTACAAACACAACAGGAAACAACAACGTTGCAGTTGGCAGAGGCTGCCTGGAAAACAGTTTAGTTGGCAGCCAAGTTGCAGTTGGTTATTTAGCGCTTAATGCGAATACAACAGGTGTAAATAATGTGGCAATTGGCCCAAGTGCATTATTGTTAAATACAACAGGAAGCAATAACATTGGTATTGGTTTAAATGTATTAGACGCAAATACAATTGGAACCGATAATATTGCAATTGGCACTGCTGCTTTAGGTTCAAATACAACAGGCGTAAATAACGTTGCAATTGGCTCAAATGCCTTATTAGTAAATACAATAGGAAACAATAATATTGGTATTGGTATATATGCAGTAGATGCAAATACAAGTGGGGTCAACAATGTTGGGATTGGCAGTAGTGCTTTAACCGCAAATACAATAGGTGGAAATAATACTGCTGTTGGTAATAGTGCATTATCTGTAAATACAACTGGAAACAGTAATACTGCAGTTGGCACTAGCGCATTACCTGCAAACACAATAGGTGGAAATAATACTGCTCTTGGCACTAATGCATTATTTGCAAATACAACAGGCGTAAATAATACTGCAGTTGGCGCCAATACAATGCTTGCAAATACAACAGGAATAGGTAATACTGCAGTTGGTAATAATGCATTAGCTGCAAACACAACGGGATCAACTAACGTTGCCGTTGGTCGCGTTGCGTTGCTTGCAAATACAACGGGATCAAATAACGTTGCTGTTGGCGTAAGTGCAATGGGAGCGAATATAAGTGGCGCTGAAAACGTTGCAATTGGTGTTAGTGCATTACAAAACACGACGATTGGCTCTCAAAATGTTGCTGTTGGCCGCAATGCACTGACTGCAAATACAACAGGCGCTACTAATGTTGCAGTTGGTTATTTAGCGCTTGATTTAAATACAACCGGAAATGACAATATTGCAATTGGTGCTTCTGCTTTAAGCGCTAACGTTGGAAGTGCTAGCGTTGCCATTGGTCGCAGCGCATTAGCTGCAAATACAACAGGCGAATCTAATGTTTCAATTGGTCATCAATCATTACTAACTAATACAGAGGGCAGTTTTAATACTGCTATTGGCACACTTGCTTTATATTCGAATACAACAGGGTTTAGTAATGTAGCCATAGGTCGTGCTGCATTAAATGGAAATACAATAGGAGTCGATAATGTTGCAATTGGAAGAAGTGCTGCTCAAAACAATACAACTGGAATTAGTAACGTTGCAATTGGCAGAAATGCTTTATTGCTAAACACAATAGGAAAAGAAAATGTTGCTGTTGGCGGCAGCAGTTTAGACGCAAATACAACCGGAGACAGGAATACTGCTATTGGTCATGGTGCGCTAGGCACTAATAGTATTGGTAGTGGGAACGTTGCTGTTGGATATTTTGCTGCTGCTGGAATAACAACAGGAAATAATAACGTTGCTGTTGGTCGGGACGCATTGGTTGTTGCGACTTCTGGTATTAATAACGTTGCTATTGGAACAAGCGCTTTAGATAGCGTGTCAATTGGAACAGGAAACACGGCACTGGGTCATCTTGCTGGTGAAACCATTACAACAGGTGTAAACAACACCTGTATTGGTAACAATGCTCAAGCAAGCGCAACTACTGTAACAGGTGAATTTACACTTGGCAACGCAGATGTAGTCAATCTTCGCTGCGCAGACACAACAATTTCAACATTATCAGATCGCCGCGATAAAACAAATATCAAAGACTTGGCATTTGGCGTTCAGTTTATTAAAGAGCTTCGCCCTGTACAATTTGATTGGGCTGCTCGGGATGGTTCACGCAAGGGCAAAAAAGATTTTGGTTTTATTGCCCAAGAATTAGACGAAGTTGAAACTAAATTTAAAACAACTGAATATACCCGTTTAGTGCATAAAGACAATCCAGACATGTGGGAGGCTGATCCTATGAAAACATATCCAATTCTTGTAAAAGCTGTTCAAGAGCTTTCTGATAGAATTGAACAGTTAGAAATTTTTGTCCAGGGAAAATCATAAGCATCCTTGGCCCTGCTATAATTGAGAAAAACAGTTTGACAAATGACTTTTATTAATGCTATTGGTGCTACCAAAGCCCTGTCCAAGGCTATCCCCACCGTTAAAACTAACGGCAAAGTTAAAAAGTGGGATTTGACTGTTATTTACAGCTGCAACGGCTTAAACAAAGATTTTGGCTGTGAAGCCGACGTTGAGTATCTTGATAAAGAACCAACGGATTTCACAAAAGCCGAGCTTTTAGATCTGTGTAATACCGTGCATCTTGACATGGTGTTTGACAGCTTTTATGGCAGCATGACTGGCACTCCTACTGAAACCCGCGACGATTCGTTCGATATTACTTCGCTTTCCTGATAAGGAAACGTGAATAATTTTGAACGTCGGCTCCGGCTTCTAAAGCACCCTGTTAAAAGTGTTTTAGATGTCGGAGCTTATCGTGGTGATTTTGCACGGCTAGCGCAACGGTTGTTCCCTGATGCATGCATAAAATGCATTGAGGGAGATGAGCGCCAAGCCAAATATCTTTATGAATTTGACACAGATTTTTATTTACTTGGCAAAGAAACTAAACAGGTAGATTTTTATACACTACCTGAGGAACGGTGTACAACAGGTAGTTCAATATATAGAGAAAATACAACATACTACCAGGATCCCCTGGTGATTAAAAAATGGATGTATTCTCTTGATGACTTGCGAGAACACACAAAGTTAAGAAGTTTTGACCTAATAAAACTTGACGTACAAGGTGCAGAGCTTGATATTTTAAAAGGTGGTAAAAAATATATTGATGAAACTAAACCTCGATATTTGTTGCTCGAAACGTCAATCCAGCAATATAACGAGGGAGCTCCATTGGCTGGAAAAGTAATTGGATATTTATCTAAGCGTGGTTACAACCTGCGGGATATTATTGATGTTATGTATGATCAGGAAGGCCACCTGCTCCAGGTAGATTTCCTGTTTGAATGCAATGCTTGATGCACCCAAGGGCGGAACAGAAATCCTTGTTGAAACACTAAAAAACAATTTAGATTTTACCGGCATCAATTTAATTGTCTCTGTTTGCAGGCCCGAATTTATTGCCCAAGATAAAAAGAATATTTTGCTGCAAGAGCTTAGCTACGACCAGGACAATGTTCAGGGCATGCGCAGTCCTAGTTTTGTAGATAAAATTGATTGTTTTATTTACGACTCTCACTGGTGCTATGAAAAATTTAGAGAAAAATTTAATACGCCTCCTTGGAAATCGGTTGTAATTAAAAACGCAACTACCACGTTTGAATACAAGCCAAAGCCAAAAGGAAAGTTAAAACTTATCTATACTTCTACCCCCTGGAGGGGACTGCATGTTCTTCTTAAGGCATTCAGATTGCTAAACCGAAATGACATTGAATTGGATGTTTATTCATCCACGATTATTTATGGAAAGCATTTTGCAAAATTCCTGGAAGGAAAGTTTGATTGGCTGTTTGCTGAACTAAAAAACACCCCTGGAATTAACGTCAAGGGATACGCTCCCAACCAAGAAATTCGTACAGCCTTGCAAGACGCACATATTTTTGCGTATCCAAGTACGTTTGAAGAAACCTCTTGCATTGCAGCAATTGAAGCGATGTGCGCCGGTTGCCAGGCAGTTGTTACAAATTACGGAGCACTATATGAAACATGTGGCGAATACGCTGATTTTGTTTGTTATGACAGTGATCACGATCGCCTGGCGCATAACTATGCTAGTGTTTTAAACCAAGTTATCGATGACTACTGGTCACCCAAAAATCAGTTAAAGTTAACAGAGCAAATTAAGTTCTATAACGAGAACTGGACATGGCAAAAAAGATTTACCCAGTGGCAAAGTCTTCTAACAAGATTACAAAACAACCAAAGCGTGTACTGATTGGCACGCCTGCTCTTGATGGGCGAGTGGACGCCTGGTTTTGTTTTGCTTTACATGAAGCAACCAAGAAAGGCATTGCCGCCAACATTGATTTTTCTATTTCTTTGCTGTCGTATGAAAGCATTCTTCCGATGGCAAGAAATGAAATTTTGACGACGGCTATTCAAGGTAATTTTGATGGTTTATTTTTTATTGATTCTGACGTTTACGTTGATGCTGACAACTTAATTTCTGTTATCAAAAGCAATAAAGATGTTGCATGTATTCCAACGGTAAAAAAGGCTGATCAAGAACAATACGATATTTACTTTAATGAGATGCCCTTAGCCGCTGAATGGGTAAAAGCAGATCGTGTTAGTACAAGTTGTTTATACCTAAGCCAAAAAGCACTTAAAGCATTGAGCGACAACAGCACCCAAACATTTTTCCGTGGTAAACAATTGAAAAATATTTGTCAATATGACTTTGTTGGTGAAGCTTTTATGGGAGAAGATATTTATTTATGTGAAAAACTAAAGGCATTGGGCTTTGAGATTTGGGTAAATACTACAACTACATGCATGCATATTGGACCTAAAGTATATAAAGGAAACTTCAGGAAAATACTTGAAGATGTCAATCAATCTAAATAATGCAGTAATATATGACAAGCGATTACAGCACCAAGTAACTGCTTGGGAATGGTTGGATGGCACTTTGACGCCAGAACAGCGAGATGGATTTGCTCGTCGCTATAGGAATGAAGTAAAGCCGGTTATTAAATACGAGAACAATTGGGACGGCGTTATTGCAGCTGCAAAACAAGCTGGAGCAAAATTTAGTGAAGTTGTAGCTGCTCAGTGGGCACTTGAATCTGGCTGGGGAGAGCATGTATCTGGCAAGAATAATTTCTTTGGGTTAAAAGGAAGCGGGACTCAGGTTAATACGCAAGAGTTTATTAATGGACAATGGATCACGATTAAGGCTGGGTTTTTAGATTTCCCTGATTTATATACCTGTGTTTGTTATTTAGTAGATCGTTGGTACAAAGACTTTAAAAATTACAAAGGTGTAAACAGGGCAACCAGTAGAAATGAATGTGCGCGTTTATTGGTCCAAGAAGGATATGCAACAGATCCAGGTTATGCAACGAAACTAATTCAGATTATGGATCGAAAGCTAGAAACACCCGGCGAGAATCAAAGCGTTGTTATCAGTGAAAAAATATTAAATGTTCCTTACGAATACCAGCTTGATAATACGACTGGCACTGGGTACAGAGAATGTTTTTCTAGTACTTGCGCCATGATTGCTGAATATTACGGCAAGGTTAAGTCTGACGATGAGTACAATAAAATCAGGGCAAAATATGGAGATACAATCAACAAAGATTCTCATCTCGCAGCTTTAAGATCCCTGGGACTTAATGCCAGGTTTATTACCAATGGTAATGCTGCGTTGCTAGAAAATGAAATTCGTAACAACAGGCCGGTTGCTGTTGGATGGTTACATCAAGGACCGATAACCAGACCTACAGGTGGCGGCCATTGGACTTGTTGCGTTGGATTTACAAAAGATTCTTTTGTATTTAATGATCCCAACGGCGAAGCAGATATGGTTGATGGCGGCTATATCAGTAACAAAGCAAGCGAAGGAAAGGGAGTTAAATACAGCAAGAAAAATTGGTTACGTCGTTGGGAATGTGACGGGCCAAACACTGGTTGGGCAATTCTTGTAAGCAAGTGAAAAAGAAAAGAGATCCCCAGATACGCGTGAATATGTGCTGGGAAATTGGCGAAGAAAAGAAATGCGTGACGTTAACCAAGGACGAGGCTTACGTCACGCGTAAATGGGTAGAGGAGCAGGGCGGAACAGTGTGGTGGTTTCAGGCGTTACCTGATTGATCAGCGCATTTTGGCACGACCAATCACGAGGCCACCAATTTCAATTAATTTGTACAGTTTGCCGACCAGATTATCGTCCTTTGGCGTTTTAGTTGTGGCCGCAATCAGCGAGCACAGCGCGTGAAGAGCCAGTGCAATTTCAAAATAGTGATTAAGTTTGTCCATAAACAAATCCCGTTTCTTTTATTTTAGGCCCTGGGTTTATAAAAGAAAAATCCTTTTTCTTCTTCTAGGACTTCCCATCTAGAATCTTCATGTTTTGCAAACCATTTCTTCCAGGTTTTAAATTGTTTCTCGGGCTTTGCAGATTCGCATTTAATTGTTATTGAATCTCCAGGGGGAATCAATTCCATCCATTGACGCAAAACACGAACCGACAAAGCCTGATAGATATTACCCGCTTTACCTGTCAAATGTGTATCCAGGTGGCGGGCTCGTTTGTTTTTGCGGCGATTCAACCAATCGTTCACTTGACGGTTTGAGCGAGATACGGCCATGCTGGCTAGCCACACACAACCATTCTGGGTCCGTATCCACGGGATAAGTCGTACCTTGAGGAATGTCCCAGTCTGAAAAGAAATCTTCCCAGTCTTTTTCCGTCGCTTCAAACGGGTTTTCATTATCAGATTTCATAAATGCGACACTCTTTTGCCCAAGGATTTTCTTCACAATAGATTTCAAAATTTGTTTTTGAAGGCAACTCTATTTCGCAACGTTTAAATAATTTGCAGATTAACCAGCTGTAGAAACGAATCATGGTTGTGTAGTCAACGGTACCAGGTAGTCAGGAAATGGTACACCTTCTTGTCGTTCCCTGCGCCATGCTTCATCCCAATCAGAGAGAGAATGTGAATGGCGATCGGACTCGACATAATCGTCGGTGGTATCTGCAATTACATAGCTTTCTAAAACATCTTCGTATAACAAATAATTATAGTCTTCCATTAAGATATCAAATCCTGTTGTTGGGAATTCAACAACAATTCCAACTTCGTAATCTAAGGGTTCGTTGCGAGTAGTGGAGATGCATATTAAATACGCACCTGTTTCTAGGGTGTAATACCTTTCGTCTCCTCTGTCTAGACGATTAGAAAAAAATTGATTATACAAATCTGATTGCTGGCCCATAACATGGCCAACATAGGGATGATAAATAGTTCCGTCTGTTTCTTGCGTAACGCTATCAGCGTCAAAGATTGCACGACCCTGGATTGGATTTAAATTTAAATCATATGTAGATACATTAATGTATTTGGGCCTGGGACCTCCTTTGGCAACAATAATCCAACCAGGAGATTCAATATTTACTTGGAACCAGTGATTGTATGCGCCCCCACCAAAACCACCGTTAGATGTATAACGTGTATCGGCGCGACCAATGACTTGGTTTTTGGGTCCAAGTGTTCCTTTTAAGCTGCGAATTGCCAGCTGATTAAAAGAACCAAGTACTAGCGGATCTTCTTTTGTGCGTTGCCTTTGTGATTGCGATATACGCATTATTGTAGGGCGCTGTCTTATTTACATTTTACTCGTCTGGTTCTCTGTGTTCCAATGGATTTGCAATTGTGCTTCTAAATGTTTTTTCTATAATCATGGGATTGCCTTTTTGTTTGCTGTAAAGCATTAGCTTTTCTGGTTCAAATTCAGTTATAAGTGGATGGATGTTGCCAGGAGGAAAAAGGCGATTCCAGCTGGAAACAAGATGCAAAGGATTAGCACAAAGCGGATTGCCGCATATGCGTGTTACTACATGAGTACCAATATCACCCCAAGCACATTGATAGATTGCTTTGTGGATTGTGACATTTTCTGATTTTTGTTTGCTGTAAAAAGAACGATACGAGGGTAAGCAAACACGCTTAGGAATATAAACGGAATCATTTTTTATTTCCCAGCAATTGTCCATGTCTTGAATATTAATTTTGCGCCAGAGGTTGTGATACTTGATTTTGTAGTCGGTATGGATGTAATTAATGTCAAAGCCACAGACATTTGACAGGATTTTTTTGACACAGAAATAACACCAGTGCTGAGACGTATCTCTGATCACATGGTTATGGGGACAAGCGAATCCCCTGTAGTAACCATTGCTTTCAAGGACGTGATCCGAAAGGTGTTGAATGTCTGCCAGGTAACGGAACCCAGATTCAACCTCTGCTTCTTTAAGTTTTTGGTGACGGTTTGCCATCAGTTCAAATCCTCTGGAGTCAGCAGGTAAACGGGCTTGTTGCGTACGACAATCAATTCCTTGCGATTGTCTTTGTCTGTGTTGTCGGCTGAATGTCGGACGATGCAACGAGTTAAGTCTTCTTCAGTACGCATGTATTGCACAAGCCGGTGGGCGAGATAAACCTTGTTGTCCACCCCGACCATGTAGTAACCAGTACGTTTGTTCAGCCTGCCAGCCTGGTCCCCCCTCTGGTAGCCCGCCTTAGCAATCTTCCATGCCAACCCAGAGGGGTATTGGTCCGATAGAGAGAAAAGTTCATGGAGCCTCCAGAGGGAGGGCAGTGGCATGGAGTCGCGGGCCACAGTGTCATTGAAACTGAGAACAGCCTAGCAGCGTGCAGAAAAACAGAGAATTAGGTTAATTTTTCTTTTATCTCAGTTAAATGACACTTTGGGTTAATAGTGTCATTAAAACTAGGAATATATAAATAGCAACCGCACTTACGCATAAACAATCTAACAAACATTTATACCTTAAATATAAATTCTCAGAAAGCATTACACCCCTATCCCAAAGTGTCATTTTTCTTTAGGGGGGAAGGAAAAGGGGTTATTCTCTGTTTCTCTGCACCGCATCCATCCAACTTGCGTCTCAGCATGAGATTCATGCGGCACGAAAAAGCCCCCGGTTGGGGGCGAAGGGTCAGGCTTTTTTCTTTTTCTTACCTGTCTTAGGTTTGACAATCTTTGGTTCCTCTTCCTTCTGTGCAATGACCTCCTGGAAGACCTCGTCAAACTGATCGGCTACCGTGTCCCAGTCAAAGCGCTCTTCCGTTGCCCGCTCGTAGCAGGCATCAGCGACCTTCTGGAGCAGCGCACGATCCTCATACACCGTTGCCAGAAGCTCAGCCAGATGGTTGTCGTCTGGGCACGGCATGATCCGACCGAAGTTGGTATCCACATCCGCATGGAGGGAGCGGATCAGGAGACCTGCACCCTCAAAGATTTCTTTACAGGACGTATGGTCTGGAACGATTTGTGCTACGCGGCAGGCGGCATGCTCAAAGTTGACCAGTCCCCATCCCTCACCTTTGCAAGTATTGACGCCGACATCGACTGCGCTGTAGATGGTGTTAAGCATCTCCACCGGCACCGAAGGGGGATGGGGATGGGGAGTCGTCATGATGATCCGGTTGTTGGGATCAAGACCTTGCCGCATCATTTCACGTGCAAACAACGGCATGATGTCCCAGCCCTGGTCCTTAAGACCCATGTGCAAATACAGTTTTGCATTGGGACGACCGACTGCAAACTTGGCAAATGCACTGACGGTGATGTCGATACGTTTACGGAACTGGTTGCGGTTGCCATTGAAAACAATGAAATCATCTGGATTCAGACCCAGTTCCTTACGTGCTTCCAGCTTGTCCTTGGGATAGAACTGACCGCGTGTTACACCATGGGGGATGACAGTGATGGGCTTGGTGGCACCTGCATTAATAGTTTCTTGTGCACCAAATTCCGTGTAGCAAACAGCTGCATCCCATTCATTAAGAGTATCTACGAGTGCTGCATACCACTCATAGGAATCCATGGGGTAGTAACCCACGAATTTAAAACCGAGCGGATCACGGAGATCAGCAATACGGCGCCACTGTTCATTGATAATCCAGCTGTCATTAATTGTGAAGACGACATCTGGTTGTACGCGCTCAACTACTTCACGAATACGATCTTCACCAAAAGGTGCCTGCTGGAATCGATTGGATGCTGGGTACATCCGATACTCCTCCTGGAGCGGAGTGTAGTCACCATGCCAGTTGCAACCCAGGACATGGATTTCGTACTTATCTTTCAGACGACTGAGTACGTTTTCTGTGACACGGGCAAAACCCGTCATGGCGACAATGTCCCCAATCCACAAAAGTTTAGGTTTGTTTTCAGTCATTACCGTTTAATTGACTGAAATTACTATACCTATTTACTAGGCGTAACCGATCTAATTAACTCCTTCTCTTCACTGATCTGCGCTTTTAATTTTTTTGTGAGGAACTCTGCAGCTTTATGAGAATTAGTTGTATCTCCACAGGTATACAGATCGATAGCTGCATAACCAAGCTCAGGCCATGTATGGATAGAACAGTGGGATTCAGCCAGCAGAGCAAGAAGTGTTACGCCTTGCGGCTGAAATCTTTCCCCAAATATACGAAGGATCGTGGCATTGGACATCTGCAGTGCAGTCTCCATCAGGGACTGAAGGCCCTGGTAATCATCCAATAACTGCTTATCGCAGTCATAGAGATCCAGAATTAAATGGCGTCCGTTGCTCAAAAATCTTCTTCAACTATTTCCATTTTTGCATTAGTCTTCCTTGTCAGAACATCTCCGTAAAATTGTTGCCACTCTTCTTTGTTGAGACCCACTTCCACGATTGACGGATACTTCTCGTATTTGGTGGGGTTGGATGCACGAGGAGCAAGGTTATTAACACGCAGCCCCCTGTTGGTGTTCATTTTGTACACGTTGATCCCAAGCTGGTGAATACATACGTCCATCAGTAGGGATTCAAAACGGCTGCGACCAAGGATGTTACCATTGCTGCCACGGGAGAATTCGCAGTAGCTGGCATAGAGCCACTTGTCCCAGTTGTTGTACACATACGTTGTACCACCTGCACCTGTTTTGGCCAGGCCCACAGGAGTTGAAACACCTGGATCAAATACCACACAGTGGCTCATCCAATCAAGAATCTGGTTGGATTTAAGGATCTGTTCACGGTGATGCTTGGCAAAAAAGTCAACCTTCTTATTTGTTTCCATCAAGTATTCCCGCATCTCCGCTTCGCTCATGTCGAGCACCCAGTTTACAAGCCCTGGCAGCAGAGAAGCAAACTCACCGAACGGACGACCTTTATCATCCATGTCGATAAGTGTCCGTTGCTCAGCACTGGTGCCAGTAAACGGTTTATCAAAAGGAATGGTTAGACGACGACGGGCAAGACCAGAAGTTGGGTCAGTTGTTTGAATAGGTTCGTTAGCCGTGATCATGACCAGGCCATTGAACTTAAACGGCTTCTGGCTCCCAGCTTGGAACTTGCGTTCATTACGAATTAAGTCACGACCGGTAATTGCTTTGAGCACAGAAACCGATCCGCCGTACCGCTCCACATCATTGAAGAGCAGAAGCTTTTTCTTGTAGAGGTTGGCGGTTTCAAACCGGTTCTTCTCCAGATGCTCCAGCGAGGAGATCATGGCATTGTCATCCCCCACCAGTGCATGTGCCAGGTTGGAGTAGGTGGACTTACCCGATTTACCTGGGCCGACAATCTCAACAAACTTTTGGATTTCAGAGTGACTTAACAGCACAGCTCGAAGCCATGCCCTCAGAACCTGGGTGCGACCCCAATTATTTTCCTGTGTTTCCTTCAACCATTTAATGATTGGTTCGCATGTGGCAAATGGATCGTAATCATATGGAAGCTGTTGTGTCATGTACAGCTCCCTGCTGAACGGGGAAATCTGCCGCGTTTCAATATTTAAAACACCGTTCTTGAAC